TCAGTCCCCCGCGATCGCGGCGTACCATTTCCACGGATCGAACTCCACGCGGGCCCGGTGGCGCGCGGCTTCCCCTAGCGCCGCGAGCACCTCGGGCACGACGCAGTTGATGATCGTCGCCGCCTCAGTTTCCGTCCGGACGAACCAACCCGTCTCCCGCTTCACCCGGACCGCGCAACCATCCCGGCGCTGGCAGATCACCGGTAGACCCGCCGCCATCGCCTCCACCACGACGCGCGGACCCTGATCCGTGTAATCATCCGGGACTAGGTAGAGAAACAGATTGCCCCGCGCGAGGAATTCCGGAACCGGTAGGGCGCCACAATTAAAACGATGAAGATTTCTCCCAGATGGCAACCAACTGGGGCACGGCATGAACCAAAATTCGGCGCCGGGACAGGCATCGAGCAACCTTCCCGTCTCGCGCCGCCATTTGTCGTCACCCTGCGAACTATGGCGGATGACGCGGACCGGAAGAGCGTAATTCGGTTGGACCGCCAGGAAGGGAAACAAATCAACCGGGGGAGCGAGAACCCGCATCCGGGGAAATTCCTCATCGGGCGCATCCGGTTCTTCCGCGAACGAAACCCCGTTGGACACCTGATCCTCCCCCGGTGATTTCATTCTCTCGGCGAACGAATCCCGCAAAGCGGCGGACAGGAATAGATATTGATCCCAGTCCCGGCACCAGGGCAACTCTGGCGCCTTGCCGATCTTATAGGTCAGCGCCATGATCTTCCTGGATGCCTGGGCGTGGGCGAGAGGCTCGAACTCGGGCAGGTGGGCATCGTAGACCTGGTCGCTGGCATACCAGAGCAATACGTCACAGGGCGAGGAGACCCGGTCCGTCCGCACCGCGAATGGATCGAACGCCGCCGCCATCTCGAAACACATCGGTTGCCGGGTCGCGATCTCCACCTGCCAGTCCCGCGCCCGGAACATCCGGGCGATCTCCAGGCAGGACCGCTCCGCGCCGCCAAAGCATTTGCCGTTCGTGACGATCCGCAGAACCTGCGCCGGCGATCCCACCGGCAATCGCGATGGATCGGTTGGCGCGCGTGCGCCAGGCGATGGTTCCACTTTCGCATCGACCGGAAATCGCCCTCCCTCGTAATACAGCTCGATCCCCCGCCGGACGTCCGCCGGAGAGATCGTCATCATACACCGGGCGATGGGACCGGCGGGCGTCTCGACCCGGTCCCGGCAGGCCGTGATCGAGTTTTTCCAACAGGCGAGGTCCCGGCAACAGTCGAGCATCCCGACGCGGCTGATGAAATAATGGGCCGGGTACTGCTCGAACGTCGCCGGTTCCCGGCCGCCGGCCAGGACCACGCAGGGCTTGTCGAACGCCCCGGCCACGTGCATCAGGGAGCTGATCAGGCTGACGCAACCCTCCGCGTGCGCCACCAGGGCGAACAACTGCCTCACGTCCGTCCGGCCGACCAGGCTCATGACGTTCGGCTCGTCGCCGTAATCCTCGAGCCGATCTTTCGCCAGTCCCACCTGGACGAACCGGATTCCCGGCAGCGACCGAAGCACCTCCCGCCACCGCGCGGCGGGCCAACGCTTGGATCCCATGTTGTTCGTGTCCGCATTGAAAACCCAATAACGGCCCGCCACGGGTTGGTACGACAACTCCTCGGGAGACAGGTGGAGATCGGCCCTCATGGGACCAGCGTGGACCGGCAGACCCGTGGCCCGGATGAAGCCGTAATTCCAGGCCCGCATGAAATGCACCCCATTGCCCCTGCTCGCCTGGGTCGCGCGGAAGGGGCCCACGTCCACCGCCAGATCGACCTTCTCGGGGTCCGGAGCGCCCGGCAGGACGATCCCCGCCACGTGCGGATTGTTGCGCCAGACCTCGTCATTCGCCACCGCCACGTAAATCTGCCAGTGCGGATACGTCGCTTTCAGATCCCGGACCAGGGAGGTCATCCCCATCCGGTCCCCGAGCAGCTCCTGATGATTCTTCAACATGACCCGTAAGGGGGACGCCACGTCAATCGTTTCGATGAACTGCATGCCGTTTTTCTCCTTGTTCTCGAATTCCCGGAATCCGGGAATAATCCCTTCAACCCATCGTGCGGCTGGCAATTTCTTCGAGGGCCGCCACCACCCGGTGGGCCGGCGGCTGCCAATCGTCGGCGTCGAGCCAGGCGACCCGCACGTGGTGCGGGTTCCACGTCTCCCGATATCTCCTTTCCAGTGTCTCGCGATATCTGGTCTTCGTATCGCCCCAGACGACCAGATTGCCGCCGCAGGCGGCCGCCAGGTGCATCACCCCCGAGCTGCATCCGAGTGTGACATCCGCCGCCGCGCAGAGATCCATCAGGTTCTCCAGCGGCAGACCCCGCAGGTCCCTCGTGCCGGGCACGAGTTGGTCCTGGAGTGTGCCGATCGAGGCGCACTTGAGACTCAGGAGACAAAGGCTCATCGTGTCCCAATGGCGGTAATTGATGCTGCGCTTACGGGCGATGCCGCGGGCGTGGATCAAAACGTCGAACGGCTCCGCCCGGTCCGGATCACCGTACTCGTAATGCTCGAAACCGGGACCGTCGCTGTGATACTGATCGAAACCCTTCGGATAGTCCAACGTGCGCCGCGTCTCGCCGTGGTCGTGAAACTCCCGGGCGAAGTCGACGTATAAGGCCCGGCTGTCCGCAAAACCAGTAATCGCCACCGGCCCCGCGCGGCTCCGGGCCCGCCACCAGGGGGCCCAGGTCATTACCTCCCAGCCGAACTCACCGCGCCAGAGCGGGGCCCGGAAGATTTTCGATGATCGATGATTTCCGATTTCCGATTCCATCGGGGCGCAGGGCCTCAAAGTTCCATTTGATGCTGACGATACCAGGGGATTGTCAGGCCGAGGCCATCCGCGAGGGAGATCATCCCCGCCACGTCCACTCCCAGAGGCCCCAAACTCTCCACGTCCGCCAGCACTACACTATGTGCGGTCTCGCCGGGCCGCATCGGACGATGAACGATCCGGGAGCGGGAACCGGTCTGGGTGATGACGGCCGCGGCAATCTCATTGATCGTCGTGCGCCGGCCGCTGCCCGCCTCGAAGATTTGGTCATAGGTTTCGTGATTGAAGAATACCGCCCTTAATAGAATCGCCGCCAGATCGCGGACGTAGATGAAATCCATGATCTGATCACCTTCCCCGTAGATCGTCAGATCCTCGCCCCGCAAGGCGGAGAGAATGAAGTTCGGCATCACCTTACGGACCGGCCGGGCCTTCTGGTTGGGTCCATAGGCATTGAGACCGCGCACGACCGCGATCCGCGTCCCATGCTCGCGATTGTACATCAGCGCCAGCCGCTCCGCGCAGCTTTTCGTAATCGAATAGCTATTCAGCATGAAGTGGTTTCCCACCGTGATCGTCACCGTTCTCTTGCCCTCGTGACGGACCGCCTCGAAGACGTTCAGGGCGCCCAGAATGTTGACCTCGACGGACGGCCCGGGCCGATCCACGGTCTCCGCCGTGCCGAGAATGCCGGCCAGATGAATCACGACGTCGTGCTGGGCGACGTAGCATTGCACGGCCGTGGCATCCCGGACGTCCCCGCGCACGCCGGCATGCGGGGCCGGCAGCTCCAACGGGGCCGGATCGAAGGCCGTCACCACGTGGCCCTGCGCCATCAGCAAATCACAGCAATGGCGGCCGATGAAGCCCGCGCCGCCGAGCACCAGAACTTTCATGTCCGTTTCTCCTTTAGGTTTTGGACGCGTTGGAGGGCGTCCAGATAGGGTTGCCGTTTCGGACCGCCGACGTTGCCGTCGGCGTGGATCAAAACATGCCAATCGAAGATCGGCTGCCATTTGCACATCCCGTTGAATCTCGGCGGCAGTAAGGGCAGGCTATATTCCTGCCGCGCGAATAGCAGGGCGGCCTCATCGCCCACCATGAAGCCCTTCTCGCACTCGGCGTCGATTCGATTCATCCAGTCCTTCCACAGCCGGGCGAACGGCAGACGATCCTCCGCCGGCAGGACCACCACGCCGGAATTGCACCAGGGCGGCTGGCCCCGTTCGAGATAGAGTTGGGCCACGTAGTCATAGCCCCGCTGCTCGCCGACGAGCAGCGTATGATTCCTCATAAAGCCCTTGGTGTGACGGGCGCGGTCATAGGCGTTGCAGTAGTAGAGCACATCGCAAACGCCGATGCCGTCCTGGGCTTCCCAGTCGCCGGGGCCGGTCAAGGCGCAATCGCCGTCCAGGTAGATGTACCGGTCGGCCGGCGGCAGGTCCGCCAGGAAGAGATTCACCTTGTACCGGTTCCAGATCTCCGGGGCGGGAATGTCGTAGAGGTGGATTTCGCGGCCGAAGACCCGCCCCGATTCGATCAGGAGATCGGCCTCATGCCGATAGACGGGGTTCTCATCCACCGCGCAGAAAAAATACAGTTCCATCAGCCGCCCTTTCGGATCAGGTAATCGCCCCGCAGGGACGGGACCGCCATCTGCCCGGCCTCGTTCCGGCTCAGGCCACGACAAAAATCCTTGACCGCCCCACGGACGCCAGGAATGTAATCATAGTCATCCACCAGGATCACTCCCCCGGGAGCCGTTGCCCCCCATGCGAGCTCCAGATCGTGGCGGCAGCCGCGCTCGTTGTGGTCGCCGTCCACGTGGATCAGATCGTAAGGTCCGCCCAGTGACGTCAAGGTCTGCGTATCGGCCAGGCACAGTTCGACGTCGGCCGCCGGATAATCGCGGCCGAGAATCTCCGTGCACCAATCGAAGGTATTCACGCCCTTGACGCCCCCATGCGTACCCCGTTGGAAGTCGAAACCGGTATACTCCGCCCGGGGGCACGCCCGCAAAAACGACCACGCCGAATAGCCCCAGCGGACCCCGATCTCCGCGATCGTGGCGGGCGAGAAGAGCGCGGCGATCAAATACTTTTGCCGGTAATACGAATGAAAGGCGCGGGTGCGGAATTTGCCTCCATCCTGGGGGTGCACTACTTTCGTCACCCATTCCCTCAGCTCCGGAAAACCGCCGATCATAGGGCGACTCCTTTGCGATAGGCGATGGCCCCGCCGTCGCGACCGTCACTGGCGTCGATCTGGACCAAGAGGTCCGTCGCGAGAATCAGGGCGATGGCGCGGCGGACCAAGGGGAGGTAGCCGGGGGAACCGAAGTCCGTCTGGGCCCGGTCCTCACGGCACATGCCTCCCGTGTCGTGGAACACGATCACGCCGCCCGGCCGGACCCGCGGCTGCCAATAGTGATAGTCCATCAGGCACCAGCGAATATCATGTCGCCCGTCGATGAAGAGTAGATCGATCACGGGAGGGATCTCTTGCTCCAACGGACCCAGCCAGGGCGACCAGGCGGGCAGCAAGGTGCACCGGTCCTGCAAACCATAGACCGCCAGATTCGCCATCATGCCGGCCTTGGGATTGCCCTCAATGGAATAGAGGCGCCCGGCCCTCTTTGCCGCCTGGGCCGCCAGGATCACCGAGGAACCGCCGTCCGCCGCCCCGATCTCCAAGATCGTCCGGGCCGAGCACACCGCACAGGCCCGCTCCAGGAGCTGCATATCCTCGACCGCCAGGCGGCCGTGGGATTGCCGCCGAAGGACCTCGTAATCGATCACCGTTGCCATGCCGTTTCTCCTTGCGAATGACTCGGATGCGATGGCGCCAAGGTAACGTCGCGCCCCGGCCTTGTCAAGCCTCGATCAAAGAAAATTCCAAGTCCCACCGTTCTTTCGTATTCTCCACCGGGCGCCACTGCGGCGGGGCCGCGGGACTGAAGCGGACCAGGACCCGTTCTCCATTGGCCCGATTCGTCCACCAGAACGCCCGCACCGAACGGTGGACCGTTGTGTAATAAAAGGTCTGAAAACTAGCGTAATCCGCCAGGGTCAGCAAGTGGATCGCGCAGGTCCACGACCTCCGGTGGGTCAAATCCGCCCGAGCCGCCAGCGACCCCTCGCCCAGCAGGGCGTGCACCGTGCCGTCCGCCGCCATCTGCTGCTGGGGCGAACCCGGCGCCTCCGCGCGGCCCAGGGTGGGGAAAACCGGGATGCTCTCGGCTCCCCCACTGGAGCTGCTGGAACTGGAGAGCGAGCTGGAGGAAGAGGAGATGCTCGACGAAGAAGAAGACAACGGGGAACCCCAGATCTGGAACTTGCGGTCCGCCGTCGCCGCCGGGCCGGTCCAAGTCACGCCGCCGTCGCCGGACGTGCAGGCGCCGCCCCGAGTATAGAGAGGCTCCGTCTGCCGCATCCGCCAATAAAACGTTCCCGCCGTCACGTGCGCCACGAGGTGCAGAACATCGTTTTCACTGACCGCGAAGGGAACCGGGACGATCGCCACGTGCCATCCGTCCACTAGGAGATTCGCTTTCGCGACCGTGAGCGTGGCCAAAACCGTGCCCGAGGGCTGATCGGCGCCGGAGTTCGTCTGGATCTCGATGACAAGATTGCCCGCCGCCTCCGCCGCCGCCCCATAGAGATAGACCCCATCGAGCAGATAGGAATCCCCGGAGATCTGACCCACGGTGAAAGCCTGGGCCTTCCAGGTCGATCCCGTCACGGACGTGAACGTGTCCTCGGTCTCTTCGTAGTATTCGCGTTTCGTGCTCATTTTAAGACCAAGTTGCACATTGCCCACTTGACGCGGCGGTAGTTTTAGCGGTCAGAATTCCGCCGACGAAATTCATTGTGATCCGCCAGTTGGCCCCATCATCCAAGGTCAATAGAGATGTCACACCCCCCGCGTTTGGAGTGCCTATTATTCCAAAACCGATGGGCGAGAAAAGAATTAGGTTAGCGGTAGTGCGGCTGGGCACCAACCACCCGTTTTGACCGTCAAAGAAACCTCCCTGGAACGCAGCGGCCGTCTGGCCGTGCGCGTAGAAGGTCATGCTGCCGTCGGCCGGGTTGACCTTGGTTATGTTATAGGAACTGAAGGGCACCAGCCACCCATTTTGACCGTCGAAAAAACCTCCGATGAAGGCACCACTCCCTTGGCCGTGCGCATAGGAGGTCATCGTCCCATCAGCCGGATTGACTTTGACTAAATAGGTGGAATTTCTTGGCACCAGCCACCCGTTTTGACCGTCGAAGAAACCCCCCATGAAGGCACCGGCCCCCTGGCCGTGGGCATAGGAGGTCATCGTCCCATCAGCCGGATTGACTTTGACCAGATTGGTGGAATTGTATGGCACCAGCCACCCGTTTTGACCGTCGAAGAAACCCCCCATGAAGGCATCGGCCCCCTGGCCGTGCGCATAGGCAGTCATCGTGCCGTCGGCCGGATTGACTTTGACCAGATTGGTGGAATTGTATGGCACCAGCCACCCGTTTTGACCGTCGAAGAAACCCCCCATGAAGGCACCGGCCCCCTGGCCGTGCGCATAGGCAGTCATCGTGCCGTCGGCCGGATTGACTTTGACCAGATTGGTGGAATTCAAGGGCACCAGCCACCCGTTTTGACCGTCAAAGAAACCCCCGGCGAAGGCACCGGCCCCCTGGCCGTGCGCGTAGGCAGTCATCGTGCCGTCGGCCGGATTGACTTTGACCAGATTGGTGGAATTGTATGGCACCAGCCACCCGTTTTGACCGTCAAAGAAACCCCCGATGAAAGCAGCGGCCCCCTGGCCGTGCGCGTAGGACCGTTGAATCGGAGTCCAAACACACGTCTTGACGGTGTCCGCGGCGGCCAGGATCGTCCCGGTCACGGTCAAAGTAGTACCGTCATTATCCACGATGGGCAACCAATTCCCCGTGTGCGGGACCGCGGCCGCGTAGAAGAAGGCATATTGAGCAATCAAGACATCTGCGGTCCACGTTCCCGTCGTGCGGGTGAAGATTTGGGCCGTGGTTCGTGTCCCGGCAATCGCGGCGCTTTGGGTGATCTTGGAATTTGGCGGGCGACTCTGCCCCAACCCGTTGTTGCCGGCATGGATGGTCGCCACCCCACCGTGAATCACCTGTCGTACCGGCTCATTCCCGGCGAGTAACGGAGTCCCGATCGTGCTGGTCCCGGCCCCGTTGGTCACGACAATTTGATTGGCCGTGCCGGCAATCGTGGCCAGGACCGGATCGGCCCCCGTGCTGCCGATCGGGATCTGCCCATTCGTCGCGGCCGCCAGAGGCGTCACGGCGTCCGTGCCCGATCCCAGGAGAATGCCGTGATCCGTCAGCGTCGAGGCCCCCGTGCCGCCTTTGCCCGCGATCAGGGGATTCACCAGGCCAATCGTGATCGTCCCGGCCCCGACGCTGACGTCCACCTCATCCGCCGTGCCGGCAATCGTGGCCAGGACCGGATCGGCCCCCGTGCTGCCGATCGGGATCTGCCCATTCGTCGCGGCCGCCAGAGGCGTCACGGCGTCCGTGCCCGATCCCAGGAGAATGCCGTGATCCGTCAGCGTCGAGGCCCCCGTGCCGCCTTTGCCCGCGATCAGGGGATTCACCAGGCCAATCGTGATCGTCCCGGCCCCGACGCTGACGTCCACCTCATCCGCCGTGCCGGCAATCGTGGCCAGGACCGGATCGGCCCCCGTGCTGCCGATCGGGATCTGCCCATTCGTCGCGGCCGCCAGAGGCGTCACGGCGGCCGTGCCCGATCCCAGGAGAATGCCGTGATCCGTCAGCGTCGAGGCCCCCGTGCCGCCGTCCGCCACGGCCAGATCGGTGATCCCCGTGATGGAGCCGCCGGTGATCGCCACGTTGTTCTGTGGTGAGAAATCATAGGCGAGACCGTTCCACGCGGTGGCGCCGTCTCCCATCTTCAATTTCTTCGTATCCGTTTCCACACCCCATTCCCCGGACAGGAGGACTGGATTATTCGAGGTCCAATTCGCCGCCGTATCCCGTTTGCATTGCCAGCGCGTGCTCATAGACTATACCCCGCATCGAAACTGAAATCCGTGTCCAGCCCTACGTTCGAGGTCCCGCCGTCGAACGTCACGTCGATAAACCCGCCGCCCGGCAGTACGGTCCCGCTGATCTGCTGACCGGCGACCGTCAGATCGAGCGACGTGCTGTCTACCACGGTCACCGGCTCCGTGGCCGAGGCCTGGCCGTAGAGTCCCGTCGCCGCGCCGGCCGTATTGATGAACATCTTGTAGATATCCGGGTCCTCCGGCCACGCGGCGCCGGTCTTCAGCGTCAAAGGATCGGCGGCCTCCGGATCGAACCAGACGTATTTATCCGTCGTGGACCCCGCGCCGATCGAATAATCGTGCCCGCGATAGGAAATCTGCCCCGCCAGCCAATCGATCGTATCGTCGCCGTCCCCCGTCACGCCCAGACCCGAAATCTCGATCCCCAGCGCCGCCAACGGCGCATAGAATGGATCGGGCCGCCCGGCCTGGTTGGCGAACATCTTGTACGTGCCGGCGCCACCCCAAACCGCGCCGGTCTTCAGGGTCAGAGGGTCCGGAGCCCCCGGATCGAACCATACGTATTCATCCGTCGTGGACCCGGCGGCGATCTCATATTCCGAGGCGCCAATCGTGATCAGCCCCGCGTCCCAATAGATCGTCGTGGCGGCGTCGCCCGTTACGTCGAGTCCGAGGATTTCGATTTCCGGGGCCCGTCCTGAAGTCTGGATTCCGGGCGGCAAATAGCCCGCGATGGCCGCCGCCGTCGGGGGCCGCGGCGGCCCGGCCGGGATAGGATCTACCGCCAAGCCGGAATCGATCGACAGGCCCGACTCCTCGTCATCGACCGTATAGACGCCGCCCGCGTAACGCAGGACGGAGAACTCGAATTGCAGATGCGCCTGCGGCCGGACCTCCAGGACCTCGAAGGTGTCCGCCAGGATGGCGGCCGGGCCGAATAGGTACGGATCGTCCGGGGCCGCCGCCGCCGTCACGCCCGCCGGGAAAACCCAGGCGCCGCTGAACGTCACCACGCGCCCGGCGCGCGAGGCCACGATCCGATATCCGGCCGCCTGGACGCCCGTCACCGAATCGCGGACCTGGACGATCAGAACGTCATTCGCGGACGTCTGGACGTCTTGATCCAGGGTGACCGTACCCGCGCCGGAATCCACCGCCGCCAGGCGTCCGCCCCAGGACCGGCCCGGCAACTGGAGGTACAGCACGTCGCCCGGCTCGTAAATGATCCCGTCAATATCCGTCGAGAACTTGCCCGCGAGATCCAGCAGGCGATTGCGGGCGAGGTTGTACCGGCCCGTCCGCCAGGCCTCGCTCCGCCGCCGGGTGCACGCGCAATCGATCGAGGAGCGATTCGTCGTGTCGATGTCCAGATCCGGCACTAAGATCGGCGTCTGCTCGTCCCCGTTGTCCCGGTCATAATAGACGATCTCCAGTTCCGCCGCCCGGTCCGCCTGCGGGATCGGGTCCGGCTCCCAGGAGTCCTTGAGCCAATTGCCGTCGCCGAACAGGCCCACCGGCACGCGGGCCCGGTCACACCAGAGTCCTACCCGATTGCCCCGCAGATCGAGACCCGCCCGGCCCGTCACGCCGATCCGCCGGACCGCGTCGTAGGCGTTGCTCGTCTCCCCGAAGACCGTACCGATCTCGATCCGATTCTCCAGCCCAGCGCCGCCCTGGCCGTCGGGGACTTGACCATCCGCCAGCGTCTCCGTCGCCAGGAAACCCGCCACATCGAGGTCGGCGGGATCGACGCCCCGGTACTTCGCGACGGCGTAGGGCGTTCCATCGCCATCGCCGCTGATCAGGGGATAGGTCAGGATGTCATAATCGATCCAGGCCGGGTTTCGCGACTTGACCGCGTCCAGCACCCAGGCGGCGCCGTCCCACCGCTGCAGGATGGAACCGTTCACCACGATGCTGACGTCGAGGGAGCCGGAGAGCATCTTCGAGGGCAGGGCGCTGATCTGCAACAGGACCTTGCCGGGATGCTCGAAGACCTCATTCAAGATCCCCCGGACCTCCGCGATCATGCAGTCGCCGCCCCAACTGATCCCCTGATAGGCCGGATCGATCCGCGTAACCCGAAAACGGGGCTGCATCGCCCGCGTGATCGTGAAAATCGCACCGCCTATATAGTGTTGTTTCCCCGGTAATCCGGGGTACACCCAGCCGCTGGCGCGGTAATTGAAGCGCACGGGGTTGGTGTTGTTGTGAGTCTCCGTCCGATACAGAATGGTTTGCCAGGTATCCGTCAACGCGTCCCCCGCCTCGACCTTGAGGGTGGAAACCTGCCATTTCATCGTTCCTTTTTTTTGATCCAGCGACCATAAACCATTCGTGAATAGAACCGTCACCTCGGCGTCATCATAGCCGACGCCCGGCAGGGTGTACGTCCGGGTGTTCGTCTCATAGTCGAGCACGTATCCGGCAAAGAACTCGATCGGGGTCTCCGTGGCGAATTTACTCGTCGCCGTCTGATCGAGGAGTCCCCGCCGGTATTCGACCGCCACGCCGGGCAGCTCCGCAATCGCCACATCGTTGATCCGCAGTGACGACTCGTCGAAACCTTCCACCGGATCTTCACCGAAACACACCAGGACGTTGCGGATATGTTCCTCCGGCATGCGCGCTAGGAAGCCGCCGTGCACTTCCACCCCGAGTTGCTCGCTGTAGTGGGCGATGATGTTGCCGTGGACTCGGACGTCCCCATAGATTTTGGGGACCGCCCCCCCCTGGGCCTGGACCGTCTGCTCGCCCCATTGCGATTTCACTTCGTCTTTGGTGGTATCCGGGACGCCGGGGGCGAGCAGGGCATTGAGCAGCAGCGAGCCACCGATCATGATTCCGGCACTGGCCGCCGCCCCCCAGCCCGCGCCCATCCCTAGGCCGGCGGCCCCGCCGACGTAGGCCCCGACGCCATAAGAGACTACGGCCAGCATCACCATCAGCATGATGCCCAGCATCTGATTATTGTTGCCGATCGGGATCAGGACCTGCAGCCGATCCCGGGGACCGGGCCGATAGGACCAATGTTCGGGAGACAACGGCGTCCCATTCAAGAGACAGACCGCCCCCGCCGGCACATCCTCCCGGGCCAGCCACTGGGCCACACTGCCGCCCTGGGCATCCCCCCACGCCGTGCGGCAGGCGCCGGTCAGAGGATTCGTGAGGATCACCAGGGACCCCGGCGCCCCCACCGCCGCGATCGGATACCCAGCAGGCGGGAGCGGCCAATCGCCGAACTCGTAGAAACCCTCGATCCGGGGGATCCACACTTCGATCCGTTCCACCTGGGGCCCGGCGCCGCCGTCATGGAGAAACTCCCGCGGGGACAGCACGACGCCGAGATGCGTGACGTATTCCCCGGTTTTGAGCGCGACGATGGCGTAGAGCTGCGGGGCGGCGAGACGGACGAACCGGACCGCCGGGGCCGAGTTGCGAACCAGGGCCGTCAGCCACGTGGCCTGATCCGGCATCGGCAATCCGGCCGCCCGCCGCGTCTCCTGCACGAGCCGCCAGCAATTGCCGGAAGTTTGACGTTTGACGTTTGACGTTTGATGTATCATTTTCAAGCCAAACGGGACACCCGGTTGCGGAGACCCACGCAGCCCCAGAAATGCAGCGTCGCCGCCCGCTTGCGGCAGGCGTCCAGGTTCCGCTCGCAGATCGTGAAGGCGGCCGTGCCGCTCTCGGAGTACGTGCCCGTGTAATCATCGCCGCTCGTATCGTCCAGCGTGAACGCGTCATCCCCGATGTCCGTGACCACGAACGTGCCCGCCAAGGGCGGCGTCAGGCCCGCCCCGCCCGCCAGCGTCACCTCGTCCCCGGTCTCGAAGGGATGGTCCGTCACCGTCACCGTCACGGGCCCCGAGCCGGAGTGGTCCACCGCGACGATATTCGAGGGGACATAGGGGCAACGGGGATCGTCCCCGAACCGGTACTCGCACAGGTCCGCGAAGAACCGGCCCCAGGGAAAACGCTTACGCAGCAGGTCCGGACCCCCGATCGTCAGGTACACCCATTCGGCCCGCGGGCGCGCCTTGAGAATGCTGTACTCCGTCACTAGATCCTGGTAATCGAGCGAGAGGGCGTCCGGCATGACGACGGCAATCGTCAGGGTCGCGCCCTGGAAATAGTTCGACGTATACAACGCCGGCCGCAAACGATCTTCCACGTCGCTGATCGCCAGATCGAACTGCGGAATCCCCTCCCGCTTGGTCACGCCCAGAACCTGCAGGTCGAAGGCGGCGGGCACGTAGTCGACCCCGCCGAACGTGATCAGGCGGGTGTCGCGGGCCAGGCGGATGTGCGTATCGGCCAGGTCATTGAGCGCGACGTCCAAGAGCGAGATGAACGGCTCGGACGTCTCCAACTCCTTCAGCCGCCGCAGGATGAGATCCGGGATCTGTTTCATGGCATTTTTGATTTCTGATTGTCGTTTGTTGATTTCAAGAGTCCGGCGGGCCACGGCCCGCCTCCCACTTCTAAGGTCATATTTCACGCGTCCGCTCCTCCATACCCAACCCCCGTCGCCCCGGCGCATTCGGCCAGCGTGAAATCCACGGTCCATTCGACCTGATGCTCCGCCACCCGCTGCCAGCGGGGCGGCTCCCGAAACCAAAACCGCACCACGACCCGCTCCCGCGTGCGGGGATTGCGCCAGCGGAAGGGCCGGACGCTACGTTGAACGGTCTCCCGATAGAAGATCTCGAAGGCGGCGTAATCGGCGGCGCTGCAATTCGTCCGCTGGTCCCGCCAGCCGCGAAACGCATCCTGAAATTCCCGGCGCACCCGGGGCCGGCCGATCCCCAGCGCGGCCGTGACCACGCCCGGATCGATCACGAACTCCGCCGGAAAACCGCGGGCGGAGGCCCGGGTCAAGACCGGGAAATCCACGCTGAAACTGCTGCTCGAACTGGAGGATAGCGAACTCGAACTGGAGGACAGCGAACTCGAAGAGGAGGAACTGCTGAGACTGGAGGAGGAAGAGGAGCTGGACGAAGAAAAAGAGGAACTACTGGAGCTGGAGGAGGATGAAAACGGCTCGATACCCCAAACTGCAAATACCATATCAATTGTGCCGCTGACAGTCCAAGAACTTCCTCCATCCGAGGAATAGGCAAAGGACCCGCCACTGTAACCATTTTGATCTTGCAGGCGTACCGTTCCACTACTGGCCGAGGAGACGATATGATAAACGGAGTTCAACGTTAACAGATAGGGATCGTCAAACGTGATTTCAAACCAATTGGAAGAACCGGAAGGCAGAGAGGATTTGGACACCGTTTTGGAAATCAATAAAGAGCCCGGTTTTCCCGACACGGACGAATAAATCCCTACTGTAAAATCACCCGAAGATTGATACGCATAGCCCCGCAATTGGATCGATGTCACTTGATAGGCCTGCCAGGGCGTCGCATAGCCACATAGGAAGCTTTGCGCCCGCCAGTCCGTTCCTCCGACTTCCGTATAAGCGGCGCCATCATAGATCCAATTTTCGCGCAAAGTGGACATCCCTATCCTCCCCGCGCCGTCATGCGGATCTGGTCCCGCATGGCGCCGCCCCGCCGGATGTTGTCGAGGATCACGCCGACGATCATCGTGGGGCCATCGAAGGAGATCTGGGCCCCCGTCGCCTCCAGTGGACTGCCCGGCGGGTTGCTGATCCGCACCTGGACCTGCGAGGGCTGGCCCGCATTGCCCGAGGCCGCGACGCTCGAACCCCCTTCCCCGACCACGCCGCCCTCATGATAGACCGAGACCCGCCGCCGGCGGGACTCCTGCTTCGTCAGGACCTCCTCACCCACCCGGGCCACGATCAACCTCTCATTCGACGCCAGATACCGGTCCGCCGCCCCGACCGGCAGATACCGGGTCTCCGGCACGGCGCCCACCGTCCCGCCATCGTGATATCTCGCCACCGTGGCCATTCCCTCACTCGTCATGCCGCCGCCGCCACTGAATAACGCAGCGACCCCCGGCTTGAGGGCGGCCATGAAGGGCTGCATGATCATCTCATTTACGGCCCGGCGGGCGAGGGTGTTGAAGAATTGCTCCGCGTACTTCGCGGCGTTTTGGAAATCGAACACGAGGTCCGTCAGACTCTGGCCGAGATCATCGAACGACTTGTTCGAGAAATCCACCCGGGCCAGCAACTCCAATTGCCGGCGATGCTCCTCCAACTTACGCGTCACCAAGTCCAGATCGTCGCCGTAGGCGGCCCGGACCGTCATCTCATAGCGCACGATCTCGCCGAGCTTGCCGTGCGCGTCCCCGGCGCGGCGGACCACCTCGATCTCCGTCTGGATCGCCGCGTCCATGTCCTCGACCCGGTCCCGCAGCCTCTGCATCCCATTCGCCGCCCGCTCGACCGCTTTCTCTTCGTCTTCGAGCGCCTGCTCAGCGTCTTGGAGCTCCTGCACGGTCGGCATCGATGAAGGCAGATTCGAGCCGGCCTCCGGATTCCGGCCATATTCCGTGATCCGGGTCTTGATCTCCGCCTGTTCGCTCAGCCCCTGGGCCCGTTGACGGAGTTGGCCAAAATACGTCTGGACCTGGGCGGCGTTATTCGTTTCCTGAACCAGCGGCCTGCGGCCCGCCTCGTAGGCAGGCGTCAAATCCCGGCGGACGATTTCTTCGGCTTGGGACCAGCGAGGCGGGTACAGGACACCGCCCCGATCGAACATGCCCCAAGGCTTCTTTCCCTCCCGCTTCATCTGACCCGCGTAGATCTCTTTCGTTTGCGCGAAAACATCTTTCTCGAACGCGACGTCATAGGCGTGGAGGGCCACCGAGTTCTTGAGGTTCTCGATCTTAATGAGGATATCCAGCACCGTGGCCGCCGCCACCGCGACCGATTCCATCGCGTTCGTCACCGTCGCCCCAAACCCGCCGCCGGCCGCCGCGGCGTCCGCGAGACCGCCCGCCAGGGCGGCGACGTAAGGCGCCACCTGGATCACGATCTCCTTCCGAATCGCCCCCAGGATCGTCTTGACGTCTTTGAGAGCGGCGTTCGCCTGGCGGACCTTTTCCACGTCCACCCGCGTCACTTCCCCGCCCAGGGCCCGGAAACGATCCGTCATCGTCTTGATCCCGGCGCTGCCCAGGGCGAGGATCTCGATCATCTGCGTGCCGGCGGTGCCGGTACGCCCGAAGATTTCCAGCGCCAGCCGTACCCGGTCAGCCGGGTCACGGACCTTTTGAAAAGCGTCCGCCAATCTCAGCAGCGCTTCATCCGGCCGGATCCGCGTCAATTCCTCCCCACTGAGACCCAGTTGCTGCAACGCGTAACGCGCTGAGGCGGAGCCTTGCACGGCTCGCGACGCGAACGCGGTGAACTTCACCATCATCGCGTCGAGGGACGTGCCGGCGACGTCCGATTGCTCCGCCACATAGCGGAGGCCGCTGAGACTCTCCGTCGAGATCTGGAGGATGTCCGCCGCCTTGGCCGTATCAGAAATCGACCGGGAGACTTCCTGATAGCCGCTGACCAGTTTGGAAATCCCCAGGTAGCCCACCCCGATCGCGAGGGCCGCTTTGAGTTCCGCCCCAATGCCCCGGCTCTCCGCCGCCACCCCCTTCATTTTTCCCGTGACGGACTGCAGATTTCCCGTGACGGACTGCAGATTTTTGTCGATGCTCTGTAGACTCCGCAAAACCGCGGCGGTACCGGTCTCCGTGGAGTCCTTGACGATGTACTCGATGCCGGATTTTTGCCAGGTGTCGGCCATAGCATTGGTGATTTATGATCTTTGATTTTTGATTTTCAAACCAGACCGGCCTGGGCGTCGAACCGGTCGGCCGTATCGGAGTCTTCCGTCTCCGGCTCCGGATCGTCCAGATGCCGCAGGAGAAACTCCTCCAGATGTACGACGCCGCTTTTGCTCGACCGCAGGCATGCCACCAGATGCATCGTCAGTTTCGCGGCCCGTAGATCCGCCCGGCGTTCTCCGAAAGCCCGGACCCCGTCGAGAACCCGCAACGTCGCCAGCTCCGAGCACGTGACGCCCGCCAGCAGCTCCGCCCGGGTCCGGCCTAAACCGAGGGCGATGCGCCACTCTTGGGCGCGGGCGGGGTCGGCTTGGAGTTTTTTAGGATCTCCGGCTCACTCTCCGGCAGGACGCCGCACAGCTCCAGGACCGCCCGGGCCCCCTTCTCGATCAGGTGGGCGCCTTTGCCGGCCAGGAGATTGACGTCTTCGTCCCGGAAGAGACGTAGACCCTTCTCATCGATCGCCCCGGCGATGAACAGCCGCAGGGAATAATTCGGGGTCTTGCGGTCGAAATCCTCCCAGGCATCCGCCGACATCTCCTGAAAGAGCAGCTCGCCTCCCATCTCCGGGAAATCAACCTTCTTCTGCCTGAGCTTCTGATACGTCAAAATGCGCTCGCGGGTCAGGACCATATTCGTTTCTCCTATTTCGTTTCTCCTATGCTGCGTGAGGTTTAGGCCGAGGACGAAGAGCTGCTCGACAAACTGCTCGAGGAGCTGCTCGTGATCGCCCCGGTGATCTTGATGCCGAAATTGTAACTGACCAGGGCGTCGTAGGGACCTGAGAGCGAACTATCGTCGGGATAGCCCCAGAACCACCGGCGGCGGCCGTCGGCGAACTGGACCTTCCAGCATTCCGTCACGCGGTTCTTCAACGCCGTCAGGACGCCCCAGGCGTAGGTCGCGTCGTACAGGACCTCGCAGGTGAACCGGCCGGAATCGATCAGACCCGGCTCGAACGTCCGGTGATAGCCCGGGGTGTCCCCGTCCGTGTTGTCGAGATTGTCGACCTTGGTGCCCTCGAAATTGATATTGCGAATGTGGCCGACCAAACCCGTCACCGAGCCGGTCAGCGTCGCGCCTTTACCGATCATGCGAAACTCCTTTCGTCAGACGCCGCCCGCGGCGCTGAGATCCGTTTTCAACGTGGAAAAATGAACCCGCAGCAGCAGGCTTTCGCCCGTGAGACCCGGCGAAACCGGCTCACTATTGTCCTCCTGGAGCGATACGATCTCCTCCAGGACCATCCCATTCGAACCCGCCAGACCGCCGCAGGAGGGGTCCGCCGCCAGGGCCTTGACTACGGCAGCCATCACGAGATTGATCCGGGTATCGAGCGGGGCCGTCGCCGTGTCCCGGTCGATCACGGCCACGGTGATCTTGTACCCCTGCTCGAAGGCCAGATCCGTCTCATCCGCGTGCACGATCCGGCAGGACCGTTGCCGGATCACCGCCGTCAAGTCCTTCGTCAGCTCCTCGGTCCAGAAAACCCGCTTGGGACGCAGGGCCGTGACCCCGGCGATCTTCGCCACCTCGGCCCGGAGCCATTCGGAAATCTGTTCCCGCCGCGACGCCGCCATGATTACCCTTTTCCTTTCGCCGTCAGCCAGGCGATCTTCGAATCGATCTCTTTTTGCAGTTGGGCCGCCCCGGCGTCCTGGAGAGCGGCCATCCAATCGAGCTGCATCACGACGCCGAGCCGCTCGCGCTGCTCGTAGATCGGCAACTCGGTCCGGTACGTATACCCACCGTGTTTGCCGGCCGTCGTGCGCTGAGGGCGGCGAATACTGATCCCCGGCTTGACGACCCGCGCCCTCACGAACAGGCCCCGATGCCCGCTCGGCATGGTGGCTGCAAAATGTCGGGGATACTGTATCACTAGGCCGCTGGGGAACATCGCCGTGGTGCTGCGGCGGGCCCCGGCCAGGAATTTGCCGATCCCAACCCGGCGATTGAGGATCTCGCACTGGGCGTTCCACTTGGCGGAACTCGCCTTGTCGGTCCGCAGGAGCCGGTCCGCCGCCCGAACCTTGATGCGGCATTGACTGGCCACCTCCCGGCGCTGCCGCGTGCGGGTCCAGGCGGCCGTACGATTGAGCGCCGCCGGCACTACCCGGGCGAGACCGCCGCGCAGGCCCGCCACTTGCCGGGCCATGGTCTGCAACCCTGCACGATCGACTCGAACCGTCAGTAGTGCACTACCAGCCATTCCAAATCCGCAATCCGAAATTCCACTCACCCAATCAGGACCGTCACGAAACCGCCGTTCGCGGAAATGATCTCCAGCACGCGGGAGACCTTCGCGGCCCCGCCCCGCTTCGGAGACCACGAGATCGTGTCTCCGCCGGTGTCCACCACGGAGCTCAGGCGGCCGGCAGCGGCCTGGTTCCGCAGCGTGACCATCGCCTCCGGGGCCCGGCCCAGGCCCGAAATCTCCTGGGGCGCCAGACGGCGCACGAGGGCGGAACGGACCAGACCGGCGCCGCCGGCCGGCGTGTAGGTGATGGACTCGACGTCCAAACTCACCCACGCCGCCTCGGCGGCCAGATCCATCGCGGCCGCGAAATCCGTCATGATCACACCCCCGTCAATACCTTGAGCACCAGGGCGGAAACCCCGCCGCCCGCGACCCCGCTGCCGATACAGAGTCCGACGAGCAAGGAACGGCCCTTGAGCAGCAATCGACCGTGGGGACAGCATTGAATGTGCTGCTCGATCACCTGCTGCGTAACCTTGGCGGCAATCTGCTCGATCACCGCCTGGGTGACCGGACTGGCCAACCAGTCTTCGAGATTAGGCGGCATAGCTAAAATCTCCAAAAACTCCACGGCTGCTCCGATCGATTCGTCCCGGAGGGACTGACGTTACGCGTCGATCTTGATGAGGAACCCGCAATACTTGTTGAGGATCAGCGGATCGAGCGCGTGTTCCACGCGGAAGATGTCCGATTTCGTCTGCTCCTCCCGGTACTGGTCGGTCGCGACCAGATCGGAGGACACCGCCTGCCAGGCCATCGTCCGACCCAGGCCGGGCGACCAGAGACTGTCGGCTGGGCCGTTGAGGCGGGCGAACATCGCGTAATCGTCCGGCCAGATATCCGCCATCGTGGAGGTCTGCCCTTCGTCCGCCGTGTCGTAGACCTGGCCGCCCACGATGATCCGTTCGATGCCGAGAATGCCCGGCAGATTGCCGATCAGGGCCGAGTAGGTCAACGTGGGGATTCCCGGGAAGGCGCCCTTGATCCCCGTGTTCAGCCGCATGTTCGAGAGCGTCTTGGCGGAGACGATCAGGGCGTTGGCCGGCAGGCCGCAGTTCTGGCGGACATATTCCTTGGCCTCCTCGGCCTGGGCGATGATGTCCGTCGCCGCGGCGTCCCAAGGGGCGGCGTAGTGGTCCACGTAGAGACCCGTGCCCGTCCACGTGGTCGTATTGAAGACCATCGCCTCGACCTCGATCTCCAGATCGAGCAGCAGGAGGAGGTTGATCAACTGCGTCAGCTCCAGCTCGGCGTTGAAATCGTCCTCGTAATTGTCCCGATCCTCGTCGGCGAGCGGGGCCTCCAGGCCGTAGAGCTCGCAGGCGTAAGCCAGGTCCTCCGCCCGCATGTGCACGCGGGCGAACGCACTGCCGGCGGCGCGCTTGACCCGCTCCGCGTTTTTCATATTCTCGCGGGAGATCATGCTGAAATTGGCCGCCTGTTTCCTCACCGGCCGGATCGGCAGGACCTGCGTCGCGATCAAGCCCTGGCTCGAAGGATCGAATTCGTGCAGCGCCATGCCCAGATCCTCGCGCGGCGTGCTGTAGCCCGTGTACTGTACTCCCATGATGACATTCCTTTCCGTAGACTCCGCCGCGATGAATCATGCGGCGGCTGTGAGATTCCGTGTCACGCTACCACTTCCGCCGCATTGTCCGCAAAATCACCCAGGGCAGCGGCGGCATAGGTCGTGCCCGTCAGACTTTGGCAGCCCAGGATCGCCAGGATTTGGGTGTCCTGACCCCCGATGCCCCCGTCGTCCACCGCGATGCAGCTCGTGAAACGCGAGACCGAGGCGATCGTGGTCGTTCCAAATTGCACACCCCCGTCGAATTGGAGGTTGCCGAACTGGAACCGATCATTGGTATTCTTGGGCTCGATATACAACAACCCCTCCCAAATGTCCTTCTGGCCGCTCGCGTACACGCGCATGGCCTCGGCGGCGTTCGCGTGGATGACGTTGAGGGATTTGCCGGCCCCACTGCCATTCGTGTCCGCGTTTTCGATCGGGACGTTCTTCAGGTACAGGTTGATCTTGCGATTGACCGCGGTGTTGTTGAAATCGATGCCATTCACACCGATCGGGGCGGCGATTGTCACGTTGCTGAGCGTCGCCTCGAACGTCGACGTTTGGACCGTGGGATCGATCTTGACCACGGCCGTCTGGCCGGCGGTCCCTGCGATCGTGGCGCCGTCACCGTGACCCAGGACGCCATTGATACTCACGCCGCTGATGGAGGGCCACGTCAACATCAGCGTCTCCGTATATTCGCCCGGCAGCACCAGGATCGTCTTGCGGACCGTGGTCACGGCCGTCAGGGCCTTGGTGATCGTCGCGTAGGGCAACGAGAAGGAACCATTGCCGCTCGAATCGTCGCCCTCGGGACTGACCCAGATATAGACCGAGGAGGCATCATCGATGACCGGCACGACCTCGATGATACTGCCGGCCGCCGTCGCGGCCTCCAGGGATTTGCCCAGAGGTAAACCCACTTTGACATCATCGATCTTGCCGTCATCGGCCGGGTACAGGGTCGCCCCGGCCGCGAAGGGCCCCGCCGCCATCATTTTTGCGGTTCCCTGACCGTCCAGACGGATCAGGGCCTGGCCCCCGCTGGCGACGTAGACCTGCGTAGTACCAATCCCGCGCTCCCCGGCGTCGGCGTATACCACCGTGATACCGGATTGTTTTACCCGGCGAAAAGCCTCCAGGATCTCGCCGGCCGGGAGATTGATCGGACTATTCTGTTGTTCGCTCATTGCGAAACTCCTTCAATAATTCGGAAATGTATGATTAGTTTATCAGGAGCCCAACTCCACATTGACGCGTTTGCACCGGCCGTGCACCATCGGGGGCCGGGACTCGGCGCGGAATTTCTCATAGAGTCCCGGCTGGTCGGTCCGGACCGCGTGAATCGCCGCGAGCCGGCTGCATTTATGATCGCGGGCGTAACTGCGTACGGCCGCGAGGAAGCCGCCGGCCGCCGGGGCCGGGCCGCCCTCCTGATAGCCGCCGTGCTGATAGCCCGACGTGCCGGCCACGCCTTCGTCCTCGGTTTCGCTTTCCGATTTGCCGCGGGCCAGCAGGGTATCGCAATAGGCGGCCTTGGCCTCCTGGACCGTGACGCCGGCGGAAAATTGCGTCAAGGCAAAATGCGGGTCCTTCGGAAACGCCGCCAGCATTTGCGTGAGCCGGGTCCGTTCCCGCTCCACGGCTTCCTTCCGGATCTGCTCGACGTCCGGGGCAATAGCCGCGGCCGGAGGTTGTTGGGGTTGGGTGATCGTTTCCACGGGATGATCTCCTTCATTGGATTGCGGATTTCGGATTTCGGATTTCGGATTTGCGCCGCGCGGCGGCGGTCCGATCCCATCGATCAATTTATTGGCGAGGGCGGCCTTGGCCTCCCAGAGCCGGCCCGTCGCCAGGGCCCCGACCTCGTCGGCGGCCAAACCTCGACCGGCAGCCACGGCATCGCGAAAATTCGCCGCGATCCCCTCGATAACCTCGCGGAGCGCCGCGAGTTGGGGCTCCGTAACGGCCGCCCCGAATACTCCCACGCCTTTGTGCTCTCCGGAGGTGACGACATGGACAGTCACTCCCTCATTGGCGAACCTCCGGGAGAAATCATCAATGACGGTATACACGCCGATGCCGCCGATCTCCGCGTTGAAGTCGGCCGTGATCGTCCCCGCCTGCGACGCCAGCCAATAGGCGGCGGAGGCCGCGAGGTCCTGGACGTGGGCCGTCATGGGTTTCTGCCGGCGGGCGGACTGAAGCGCCGCGGCGGCGTCCGCCACGCCCGCCACCGTGCCCCCGGGCGAATCGACCACCAAATGGATCTCCGTCACCCGTTGGGCGGCCGCCGCCTGGTTGACCAGATCGCGGATATCGCTATAGGCGGTGGCTTCGATCCCGAAAAATGCCATCCAGGAGGGAACTTTCTTCATCAGGATGCCGCTGATCGGGATCAGGGCCGTCGTGCCCTCCACGCGCAGGATGGGCTTGGACCGCTCGATCTCGATCTTCGCCAGGCTGGCATAGGCGGCGGCATGGTCGCGGATCTGGAGAAAGAAATTCTGCAACCGGCCCGGCTCCATCGCCCACGGCTCGGCCGCCAAATCCGTCAAAAAGGAGATGGGGATGGCATTCGTTGACTCAGGCATTTTCATCCACTCCCGGTTTTGGTTGATCGTTTTCGGCCGCCGTCGCTAGTTCCGGTTTCTTCGCCGCCGGGGCGGCCGGGGCCGTCACGGCGCCCGCAAAGAGTTGCCAGGGCACTGTCACCTGGGTGTCCGCCTTGATTTTTTGCACCCGCTTGATCGCGTCGCGGATCTCCGCCTCGCGGGCATCGTTCACGTCGTTACGATCCAAACCCAGGGCCTTGCATTCCCGGCCGTGCGTCGTCAGGCCCCGATCCAATTTCAGACCCACCGCCTCCATTTCCTTCTGGGGATCGATCCAGGGCGAGGTCGGCGTGATCCATTCCCACTTGATATTCTTCGCGGCCTTGTTGCCCAGCAGTTTCTGGGCCTCCCACTGAGACAGTTTCCATTGCAGCAATGGGTCGTAGAAGAAGTCGATCAGTTTGGTCTGCCATTTGCAGAAGCGCTCGTAGGCCTGCTGGATCACGGCCCGGCTCTGACTGTAGTTGCTCTGCGTCCAATCCAGGAGCACCAACTCCAACGGCATCCCCAAGGGCAAACCCATCAGCCGCAGGAACATCCGCAGCGACTGCGGGAAGTCCTTGCCGGGGATGTTCCGCTCGATCGTGGTCACGTCCTCATCCGGCTCCAGGTGGGCGATGATCGCATATTTGAGCTCCGTGATCCGGGTCGTCAGGGCCCCCGTATCCTCCGTGGCCGATTGCCCCTCATCGTCCTTGCTCTCCAAATAGCCGAGCTGCGCCGCCTGGGTCTTTTTAATCGCAATCGCCAGGCGGGCCTGGAGCTGCATTGCGATCGCCTCGGCGTCGCAGGTATCGTTGATCCGGTGCAGCATCGCGAACGTGCTTTGCAGGACCGGCATCCCCCGCAGCTCCGAGGGTCGGCGGGGACAGGCGAGAAAGATCACCCGATCGGAGGGATAGAGCGTCGCCGTGGCCGTATTCAGCATGCCGTTTTTGCCGTAATCGCAGACGGAAAATCCCATCGGCCGGCCGAGTTGATCGGTGGTGATCCCCGTGCCCATGCGGCTGCCCTTGGCCAACCGCTCCGACTCGATCAGGTCGATCAGGCCCTTTTCCGTCTTGACGATCAGATGGTCCCCGCAGAGGATGATCTCCCGCAGCACCATCTGCTCGACCTCGCCGCCCGAGAGCCGGTTCGTGATCTCGGGCGCCCGCCACCAGTCGTTCCAGAGCTGCTCGACCCTCGGCTCGGTCTGAAGCGAGAAACCGGAGCCGAGGATATAGGTGATCGCCGTGTCGATGATCGACGCATAGAGGGGATTGTCCCGGTCCAGGCCGCGCGATTCGTCCACCAGGATATAGCGATCGAACCGCTGATGCTGCTCGCCGGAACCCTGGCTGTAACTCTGGCCTTCGTTGACGGCGATGGAGCGGGCGTGATAGCCGGTGGCGGCGTAGGCGCCGCCGACCCCATCCATGACGATCTCATGACGGCCGTCGGCGGACTGGGTCCGAGACCGGGCCAGGCGAACCGGGCGGCCGTCAGAACCCAGGATGGCTACGCTCTTCGTCATACTACATCAACATCTTTCCACTCGTGAACGAGACGCGATTGGCTGCCGAGCTCAGATTCACCACTTCCTTTTCGAGCCGCACCCGCAACGATTCCAGGGACGCGAAGTTGACGTTCTGATCCGCCGCCGCAATCGTCTCGGGCTTGCAGGCCAAGAGGTACAGGACCGCCGCCAAGAGATTCGCGGCCGCCGCGGCGCTGCCCCACCAGACGAGATTATCCTTGTACTGGTTCAAGGCGTCGGTCAACGTGCTGGCGCTCGTCAGAGCCATGTCATCATCTCAACAAAAAGGGCAACGCGCCGTGCTCGAGGTGCAGCTCTGCACAGCCGTTGCCCTAAAAAACAGGGGGCCGCGCAGATGCTTTCGCCCTGCACGGCCCCGAAGAAAACTCAAGACTCAGTTGTCACTGTTTATAATTTCGGCAATCTACCCATCCTTAGCAAGAGGAAAAAGGGAAAAATGTTGCCTGACCGTTCAGATTCTTCCAGAGTCTGGAAGAATCTCACCGCGAGTTCTTTACCCGCAGCTGAATGATCCGCTCCTTATGACGGCAGATCCTTCTTTGGAGAGCGAGCAGCTCGACGTGGATCTGCATCAGGACATGATCCGCCAAACGATCCGGCGTCATCACCGCCTGGGAGGGGATTTTGACAGACCACGAATACGTTGCCGAGATCTCGATGACTCCCTCATCCTCTGACCCCTGGCTGATCCGTAAACCCAAGGCGTGACGCACCGGCTCTACGATTTCCCTGATTTGTTTTTTTGTCGTCTTCATTTCCACTGATTTTTGTCCGCGCACCGGCGACCCTCATCCTGCCGGGCCCGCTGATCATCGATCAGGATCGACCGGCATAAACCCCGTAGGGCGTCGACGATGCAGTCGGAGGGGAAATCACACCGCACGGACCGGCCCGCCAGATCGTCCGGCGGCGAGTCCTTGAGCTTGCGGTGCACCGTGATCAGCCACCGGCCGCACTCCCGGGCCTCCTGCAGGGCGGCATGGAGCAGGGGATTCGCCAGCAGCCACCGGGCTAGATCGGGATCGAGGAATTCCCAGGGCGGATCGATCGGGGCAAATGGCGCGGGGACAGAGGGGATCGCTCCTTCCTCAGATTTCGGATTTTCTTCCAACATCGTTCGTTTCTCCTTCTGAATGGGTTTTCTGAATATGTTTCGTCAGGTCACCCTGACGCTGATATTTCTTGCCGCAGTGGGGACAGGGCAGGAGCACTGAGGCGGGAACTTCCGGGGTAGGAACTTCCGCCGTCTCGACCGAAACGGGCGGCCCCGAGATCGAGAACTTCCGCCGGCAGGTGGCGCGGCGGCATTTACGGTACTGGATCCCGCGCTCGGAATCCGTGTGCGTCGCCTCGGTGTCAAATTGCTGGCAACGCGGACACCGGGTCGGGGACGGGAAGATCCAGCGGCGGGCTGGTGACTCCTTGGGGTGACTCATCATGCGAATCCTTTCGAGTTTATGATTGATGATTTCGGCGGCGGTTCCAGTGCCGGCCGCGGCGGCCGGAACGCAGGCTGGACCAATGGGGCATTCGCCGCGGGAGGCGCTCGCCGGCTACGGGTTTCTCCCTCTGGACCGGCCGCCCGTAATTCATACACCACGCGTACTCTCTCGACGGCCGGCGCCAGCACCAGCCGAACACGGCGCCGAGATATCGTTCCAAGTCCATCATTTTTCCTTTCTTTTCAGTATTGCGTGCGGATCGCCAGGTGTCCCACCGGCTTGCCCTCTGGCCGGCTCGGACGGGCCGCCGCCGGGTCCAACCAGCGGACGCCGACCAGCTCGGCGGCGTTGCGGGCGTGGACCAGGCAGTCCCACCAATGGTTCGGCTGCTCGCGCTTGTTCACCCAGATCACCAGCCGCCGGCCCTTGTAGGGGATGTCCCGCGCCTCCTCGCTCGACAGGTGGATCAACAACTCCTCCCGCGTGTCCGCCGGCAGGTGGAGATAGCCGGGACCCGGCTCCTGTGTCACATAGAGCATGGAATGGAGGATGCTTTTGTAGTGGTCGACGTTCATATCATAGCGCAGGATGTTCTTCGAGGCGTCCCGGAAGGGCCGGACGATCCCCCGGCGCATGTGCTCGTGCTCCGAGCCGCGGGATGGAATCACCTTGATCCCCTGCCGCTGGCACTGACGGCAGAACGTCAGCGTTTCCTCCGTGTGATAGGCGCAGTCGATCGAGGCCAGCACCGGATGCAATCGCTTCGAGGAGTCGCTCGCCAAGGGCCAGCCGCTGCGAAGATAATATTCTAGTGGGCCCCAGTTCGATAGTTTCTCCGTATCCCCGGTCTCGATCCGGGCGTAGAACACTACCCAGGCCTGCGAGAGATCGCCCCAGGCGACGTCCAGGACGTAGAAATGGTCGAGCTGCACGTCGATCCCCCGCGTAATGAAGAGCGCGCCATCCGGGACCACGCCGGCGGGGAGGCTGCCCACGTGTTTATGGAGCAGGTCCTGGGGCGTCGCCCGCGCGGTCTCTTTCCACGGCTCCGCGAGCTGGTTATTGATGAAATCTTGGAGTGGCTTGACGTTGCCCTGGCGTTTCGCGAGCTGGGCCGCCGCCCATTCCGCCGCCAGACCATCCACGGTCTGAAAGATCGGGTGCAGCATGATCGAAAGCACCCGGATCGACCGGTTCGGACCGGCCGGGCGGCCGCCCACGATCGCGCCGTCCGGCTCGACGCGGGCCCCCGTCTGGATCCACTGGCCAGCGGTGACGGCCTGCCAACGTTCGTACTCCGTCCACGGCCGGCGGCAGTGCGGACACTGATACCGAGCCCGGCCGCCCTGCAGGTATTCCCGCGGTTCCAGGAGCCGGCCGCGGTCGTTTTTATCGAGCTCGACGTGCTCCCACCGCATCTGATGCCACACTCCGCAGAGCGGGCAGGGGACCCACCAGTCATAGGGATCACCCGAGAGCCAGGCCAGCCAGAATGGGTCATCCTCCAGGATCGGCGACGAGACGATCAGGAGCTTGGATTTATGTTGGAAGGTCCGCTGGCGTTTTTTCGCCAGCGATACGGGGTCCGCCTCCCGGCCGACGCTGTGCGGATATTTCGCCAGCTCGTCGAGCACGACGTCGCAGATCGGCCGGTCGGAGAGACTGATCGGACTGTTCGCCCAGCCAATGTACAGGATCGCCCGGCCGAACCGATTCGCTTTGCTGATGTTGAAATTGCGGATATCATCCCCGAACATCCTGAGCAGGTGGGGACTCGCTTGGATCACCGGCTTCAAACGCATCTCCAAGCGCTCTTTCACGGCGTCCTCGGTCGGTAATATGAGCAATTTAGGCGACGGCTCCAGGTCCGAACGGTAGCTGACGAAGATGTTAGAGGTCTCCGTTTTGCCCGCCTGGGTGCAGGCGGCGGCATTGAGCTGACGCACGAGGCTCGAACACAGCCACCGCATCGGCCCCACCCAGAATGGTACGTATTCCGGGGACCAGGGGCCCGCCACCGCCACGTCGCCGGTGGGCAGGACGTAGTGACTCTGAGCCCACGCGACCATGTCTGGACGGTCCCGCGGCATCAGCAATTCCGCCTCCTCCGCGAACAATGGGAAAGGCGCGACGAATGGAACAAGTTCCGTTTTCAATTCACGCTTTCGATAAGGCTACCAGGGCCCGGGACACCGCGAGCTGCTCCGGGCCTCTCAGAATGATCTCGATCTTTTTCGCCATCGGGACCCCTTCCTGCAACCGCATCCGCATCCCCGTGGATCCCGGAAACTCCTCGATCGTGAAAGTGCAGACCTCCACGGGAATACGGATGGGGCCGATCAGCACCGCCACTTCGAGCGGAAACGGGCGTCGGCCGGTCAATTCATCCTGTGCCATTTTCATTGTCTCCTTTCGTAATCCACTAGGACACCGTCGAGATCGAGGAGGGCGAACCAGGGATATGGAATCATGCTTCTATTTCCTTCCTGTTTGTCGTTTCCGCGATTCCCCGGCACCAGGACACCAACAAATCCTTCGCGAGCTGCTCCAGGACCCGTTGAATTTCCTGATGGGTCTTGCCGGCCAAGATGTGGCCGTACTGTTCCGGGACATGTTCCAAAATAGCCTTGAGAGACTCTTCCCTCGCGAGGATACCGCCTTTGACGGATTCTAGAGGCACCAAGGCGCCTTTGAGTTTGGCAAGGTCTAGCTCGATCCGCTCAGCCTTGGCGTCGTGGAGCCGACTCGATTTGTTGGAATCAAGGTTGAAACCGCAACGCTTTTTGATAAACCCTTCGTACCACAACCAAACCGCGGGCAGATCGTAAGTCGTTTCGCCGGCGTTGCGCGGCATCGCTTCCTCCCGCAGCCAGCGATTGAGCGTCTGCCGGGTGACGCCGGAGATCATGCACATTTGGTCCTCGGGAACCGTGTGGATGTCCATCGCCGCCCGGGCGATCTCATTCGCCAAGGCGATCTCGACCTGGGCCATGGCGCGGGCGTTGCCCTCCTTGGCCTTGGCCAGCCAACCCTCCTTGATCTCGACCGCGGTCGTCAAACGCGATTGATTCCAAATGTTGGCCAGCTCCATGTCGGATGCCAGGCGCGTCTGTAGATCATCCACCGTGAGCCCGAGCCGATTCGCCGCCTCTGCGATCGTAGTGCCCGTCGCCGCGAGCAATCGGATGTTGCGAAAAAATTGGCCCCGATACCAGGCGGCCGCCAGATCGGCGTGCTCCGCGAGCAATTGCGGGAAGTCACAACGCCGTCCCAGGTGGGCGGCAGCATCAACGATCGTGGCATAATCAAGCCCCAGTTTGCGCACCCGCGCCACGGTCAACACTGTGGGGTGATTGATGGGATGCGACTGCTCCTGGCCGGTCTGCGGCTGATCCACACTATGTTCGGCCCGCCTGCGATGCCGTTCCCTGTTTTGTTTTGTTCTTTTTGCATCTGGCAT